TCAGCTGTTGTTTTAGATCTAGGATCTATCTCAACATTCTGTTCTGGAATCTTAACTTCTTTTGATTTTTTATAATTTATCATAATTGTTTATTACTATCTTATTTTTACCTGTTTTTAAAGCTATTTGACATCTCTTGCTTAGCTAAAGATGTATCTGCTCTTAAATTTGCTAATTTTTCGTTCTGATCTAGTTTTTCGTCTGCAATATCAGCTGCTTGCATTAATTTTGCTCTATCATTCTCTACTTTTGCTTGATCAGCTTCTTTTTTACGCTCATTTTCCATTGCTCTAAGGTCAACTTCTCTTGCTTTTAGTTTTAGAAGTGGGTCAGAATCAAATTGTGATGTAATTTTCTTCTCTTCCTTCATAAATTCTTCTGTCATCTCTGCAATCAACACAGCTTTTCTAGATTCTATACGTTGTGTGATGACTTGTAGCTCTTGTGCAGCTCTTGGGTCCACTGGAGCAGCCTGTTGTAGTGCTTGAAGACGCATTAATTCATCTCTAAACTCTAATTGTATCTGTTCTTGTGCCATTAAACTAATGTGTTCTAAAATATTTTTTTGTATTGCACCCATAACTGCAGGATTGTTTCTAACAATGTTAGTAGACATAAAATTTAAGTGGGCTGTCATGTGTGCTCTATGATCTTGACCAGGAAAAGCTTGAAATTGTTTTCCTGTAAGAGCAGAAATGTGTTCTATACTTGGATCCATTGGTTGGACAGGTGCTGGCGGAGGTAAAACTGAATCAATATTCTTAACTCCAATAGCTTCATACATATTTCTGTAAGCAGAATATAAATTGTGTATTTGTGGATTAGATGTAGCAAGTTGTAATTGTGTTTGTGCTAATGTAATCCTTTGTGACATAGAAAATATGTTTGGATCTGCTACGGGTAAAATATCTACTCTATCATCAAAATCTAATTGTTTAATAAGTCTAGCCCCACCCACAACATCGTACGGATATTCAGGTGGTAAATAAGTTGATATAACTTTTGATAATAATTTAAACTCATGTCTCATTGAGTTGTATAATCTCTTATGTATTGCAGACATAACTTTAGATCCTCTCTCTAAAAGAGCGATCGTTGTTCCTACAGCTGCATTAGATTGTCCTTCGCCTACTTGCATTTCAGATATGGCCGCAAATCTTTGACCTGCTTGAACTACAATACCCATTAATTGTAATAAAGTAGCTGATGGTTCTTTGTAGGGTAGAGGAAAGAAAGCTTCACGTAGATTGCCTCCTGGGGCGTCTACATCTTTAAATTCACCCGGTTGTATTGGTGATGCTTCATCTCTAACTCTTACACCTCTTTGTTTAAATCCTGCAGGTAAATTTGATAGTGTCCCTGCATCTAATAATTGGCGGAGAGCGACCGTTGCAGTTCTACTCAATCCGCCAATCATGTGTATTAATCCAAATCCGTAGAATCCTAGTCCTGGCAGAAATTTAAAGTGGACAAAATATTGGACCCTTTGTTTTTTTGGATCGTTGGGCGCATAGTTCCTTCTTATCGAAAGAACCGTTCCGTTACCCTCTTCGATTGTAACGATGTAGGGTAACTTGATACCAGTCGGCTCGCCGTCTGGACCAATGTCTTCGAAGCCTTCTAAATCTAGATCCACATGACACTCAAGAAGAGTGTACATAGGAATTTGTTTTCCAGATTTTGTAGTGCCTTCTAAATCTTTTTCTTTTTTTGAAACTTCGTCATTAACAACTGTACCTGGAGGTGTTAATTCAACATCAGCATAAAATCCTGCTACTTGTTGTTTTCTTAATTCATTCTCAGATATTTTTACAACGTGAATAATAGCTTCTGCTTCAGCTAAACTGTTTGCTGTATAGGGTACGATTAAATCATCCGCAGGAACAAATTTAGAAACTGCTCTTCCTAATAAATCATCGTAGTAAATTTTTTTAAACGTAGATCCTGCTAGAGGTAGATGAAATAACATAGAATCAAACTCTGGTTCGTACTCTGTCATTTGATCCATGATTTGATAGTTCATGAAATCTTTTACTCTATGTGCTTGTTGATCTTTAGCCGGTGTCTTGACACCAAGAACTTGTGTTCTTACGGGGCCGTCACTTGGTAATAATTCTTTGTATGCTGTAGCTTGAAACTGTGTAACAGCTTCTGCTAGTACAGGGTGCGTGGCACCCGAAGCACCTTGAAAAGGCTCTGTTCTGTTTTCGTATTTAAATCCTAATAGATCAAGTCCATCTGTATAAGATTTCTCCCAATCTTTTCTAGACATCTTGTAATCCATGTAATTACTTTTTAATTCAGCTCCTACTGGGTCTAAAATATCTTCAGGTAAAATATCTGCTAAATTATCAAAATGTTTTTCTGTTCCCGGTACATTAACTGCACTTGGTTCAAAATCAATCGTTGCGCCGCCATCCTCTTCAGGGATAACTTCTACGGGTTGCTGTTCTTTTATTTCTTCCTTTATCTCGACCTCTTCGCCCGGAACTTTAATCTGGGTACGAGTGTTAGGAAGTCCTTTGTCTATATCTGCCATTTAAACTCCTAGTATTTTCTACCACGTTTTATTATAGAAGCCAAGCCCTGTGGTGTGGGTCCTGACTCTGGTGGTGGGCCTGATTCATCACCGGCTTCCTTAGCTATGCCACCGCCCGCCATATTTTGTGTGGGTAAAAAATTCAAATCAATGCCCTCAAGTCCTGTGCTAAAACCTTCTCTTTGTTTTGCTTTCATTTCTTGAAACTTTCCTATTTGATTAGTTCCTGCTTTGTAATTATTGAGAGCTTGTTTGTATAAACCTTTGTTAAACTCTCCCTTTTCGTTATAAAATCTGCCAACCTCCTTATTTAATTTTCCTGCAGTGTAGTTATATAGATTTATCATGGATTGTTTCTTAGTGGCGTCTTCAACTGAATCAGTAAGATTGTTAAACCTAGAGTCAAGTGAATCTAGAGTGCTTTGATACTCGTCTATCAGTTGAGTGGCATAGCCTAGCTCACCTGTTGCTTTTTTAATTTCTTCTTGTTCAGTTTGTCCAGCAATACCAAGTGTTGCTTCCCCAAGTATTCTTTTTGGTTCTAATCCAGCAGCATAATCAGAAAGTGCAAAAGGTAAAGCAAATGCTACCTCACCAGCTGCAGCTGCTCCAGTAAATTTTCCACCTTTAATTATTTTTCTTAAAATTTTTTTACCTTTTGGTGTTTTGATCAAATTTAAGGGAATGTCTTTAAATAAGTTTTTAAAATCATCTGGTAGTTTTCTAACATCTAAAAGCTCTGGATTGATTCTATTCATGCCTAATACTATACTCTCGCCTCCTCTAAACGCAACACCTGGTTTAGTTGCATTATTTCTCATACGATTAATAAAATCTGTGGTGCTCTGATCGTTGTTAATAAATTCAATTTTTTCTAAATTTTCTTTTAAATTTTTAGATTTGTTAAGCATTAACATACCCGCTTGTTTATTTTCTCTAGCTCCAATTAAACGTATACCACCTTGATCAAGACCATAATTTTTTCTACCAAAAGGATCGTCTAATAAATTTCCATGATCCACTTCGGCTGATCTTCTTGTGTAATAACTTTTTCTATTACTTTCTTTTGCATACTTATCTCTATAGTATTGGTCTAAATTTTTTTCTTTACCGTTTATTGTAATGGTGGCTTTTTTATATTCAGGTATATCGTTCTCAAAGATTTTATATACATTTTCAAATTCAGGATAAATCTGTCTCGCATTATCTTTAAGAAGATAATTGTTTTTATATTTCTGTCCTCGAAAATCAAAGAAGTCTTCTTGTAGGTTTGAAGAGTATAATTTATTAGTTTCATTATCAATAAACACAAGATCTCTAGGTGCTGTTGTTTCAGGGTTTGTAATAAATGTAACTTTAGGTTCTAAACCTAGCTTTTGACTTTTTAAAAAATTTCTACGTGCAGACTCTAAAATAAATTTATGCGGACTATCCTTTACTATAATACCAAACTTTGTAGGTAGTTTATTGGCAACCAATTCTGAAACTTCGGCCATGGTTCTTGGTGAACCATCAGGAGCGAATGCATAAAGTTCTCTAGCTAGTTTTTGAGATAAAACTGTTTTAAATAATTTTTTATTCTCTTTTACTGTTTTATTATCTCTAAAAAAATTTTTTACTTGTTCACTGTCATAACTAATTCCAAACTTTTTTGCTATATGTTCTCTAGGATTGATAAAATCTTTCGCTAGTGCATCCTCCGCTAGCATGACGTTATTCATGTAGTTTTCAAATTTTTGAGCAGGTTTTAACAACTTGTCAATTTCTTTGTTTACTGCTTTTCCAAGTCCTGTTCTAGCGTCCGTTGACAACATACCTTTTTTAAAACCAGCTTCTATTAAAATACCATTTTTAGTAACAACTTTAGATGCTTTCATTTTACCTGTAGTGTCGTACAAAGCTTTTGGATCGTTGTTATATGCTAAAATAAGTTCTTTTACTTTATCAAGTTTTGCTTGATTCCTAAGTTGAACTTTTCCCCCAGGTTCAAAACCAATTCTACCGCCGTCTGCAAAGCTTCCTTCTGTTGCTGTAAGATCTTCTTTATCAAATTTTTTAAGAACACCTCTAATCATATCGCTTAAGCTTGTTGGAGCTCGCATGCTAGCTTGTACAGCATTTCCACGTGGATTAATTCCTACTTGTTTTCCTGGCTGAGGAGCATCAATTTTTTCTCTCTCATCTACACCAAGTGCTCCTGGAACATTATAGTCTGGCGTGCCTTTAAATGCTGGATTGTCTGTTGTAAGACTTTCGGGGACAACGTCTTTAGCAATATTTTTGGTTAGTCCTCCTGTAACTTCTTGAGTAGTATCTACCGTCTGTGCAATCTTTGCTGCATCTAACAATGGATTATCAAAGTCTATTCCTTGTGCTGTAATTTGAATTTGTCTCTCAGGAGAAAGTACCTTGTTAAGTTCATCTATCTTATCTTTAAGATCTTTTGCTTCTGCAACAAGCATAGGAACCTCTTCTGCCTCTGCTTCTTGAATAGATGTAATAATTTCCATGAACCGTTGTTTAAGTTGATTGGGACTTACACCTCCACCGATTGCAAAGCCTAACTCTCTCTCAACTAGGTCTTGTGATTCTTTACCTAGATACTGTTTAATCTTTTCGTAGTTTATTTTTTTTCTTTTCTTAACTTCTGCTGCTGGTTTTCTTTTAGGTAGAACAGTATTGTTGGACACCGAACCACCGCCATTGAACCCTGGACGAGTTAGGTATGCCATCATCTCATTGTAATGTTTTACTTTCATTATTCTCCTAATAGTTTAGCTAAACCACCTGTTGCAAAATCTTCTGCTTCCATCGCTGCTCTTTCTGCAGCTTCGTCTGCTGCGTTCTCTGCTCTAACTTCAGCTTGACCAACAACGTTTTCACCTTTTTTTGGATTTTTAATTTTTGAACCTGTTGCAAACTCTTCCATAACTCTTACATCACTACCTAAAATATCATCAACTTCATCTAATTGTTCTGGCCAAAAATCAGGCACATCGTCGGGGTAACCGCCACTTTCAGGAACAGAATCTATTGCTTTAAAGTCTCCTTTAGTTTTAACAGCTTTACCTGTTTTTTCATTTACAACTTCGAAACCAGGTGGTTCGTATTCAATTGCGTAAGGTTTACCGTAGTCATTTTTACCTTCGACTAATACTCTACCATCGTCGTGTCTTTGAATTTTAACACCTGGTAATTCAGGTACTTTGATATCCGTAAGATCCGCATCTACTTTGTTCTTAATACCTTTATCTAAAGCTTTATCTATTAATTTTGGAAACCATGTAGGCATCGTTGTTGTTGTATTCTGTAGAGGCACAACTTTAGCTGTCTTAGCAACCTTCGCTGCAGGTTTAAGAAATTTACCTATTATAGGTATTGATGCTAGACCCGCCATCAGTTTCATAAAGTTTCTTCGACCTGGATTAGGTGGGCCACCTTCTTTTAAACTTATAATTCCACCGTCGGCTTTATTGTCTACGCCAATGGATTTTAATATATCAATTATTTCATCTAAATCTAAGTTATCAAAATCTTTATCTAATAATGTCATTTGCCTATAAGCAACAACATCAGAAGGAGCTCCACCTTCTTTTAAATTATCTCTTGATTCACCTAACATGTAAGCTAAACCGCCGCCTGCTTTCTTTTCACCAAATAAACTTTTAGTATAGTTCTCTATTAATTTATCTTTTAGTTCAGGACGATCTTTATAAGAAGGATCTTTATTAAGATCTTCTATGTATTCTTTTAAAAATCTTTCTTTATCCTGTTCTTTCATATCTTCTAAAATAGATTTCATTTTTCTATTAACAAGAATACCACCAGCTGAAACCGCACCTAGTTCAGGGGCCAGAGATTTAAAATCTCCTTCTATAGATCTTTTTTTAACACTTGCTAAATAATCTTTGTATCTTCCCGCAGGACTTTTAGCACTTAAAAATTTTAATAGTTTTGCTAAACCACCTAGATTAAAATCTGCTCGACCGCCATCTGCATTTTTACTTCTTTTAACTGATCTATCAAACTCACCTTGAAAATCTAAAGTATCTCCTTTTTCCATTAACAATTTATCATAAGCTTCAGGATTTTTTCTTCTGTCCTTAAGCATTGTAAGCACTCTTCCTTGTAACTCTTTATCCATAGCCATAATTTCATCTGCATAAGACTCATCTAATTCTGGAAAATTTTTTAATAATTTTTCTCTACTTAATTGAAATCCAGATGGCATAGGGGGTACATCTAAAATTTTTCTATTTACTCTTTCATTAAAGTCTCCAAACATTTCTCTGTTTAGTGCTGACTCAGGACGAGCTATCTTGTCTGCAGTTGTAATATTTTTTTTACCAACTTTACCTTGTAACATTTTTAATAGTTTTGATAAACCACCAACAGAATAACCTGCTCGACCACCCATAGCCATAGCATCTGGATCGCCGTCATAATCTTTTAGTTTATCAGCAAGATCTTTTTCTTTTTTCTTTTTAAGTCTCGCAACAGATTCTTTGTTTTGTCTGTTCATTCTCTCTAACATCTCTGCTTCTGTCTCTGCTTTAGGTCTTGGTTTAAAAGGACTGACTTTATCTTTGCCGCCTCCTGGAAAGGGTATAACTGTATCTTGTTGTTGTATAATATCTGATTGTTTTTTTAATTTATCTAATTCGCTTGGACTAGGCGATCTGCCATATCTTTTTGAAAATTCTCTTATAAGTTTAAATATGCTCATTAATAATACGTCCTAGGTTTCGGGTCTTTTTTCTCGTCAATGTAATCTTCAGGGTGTCCAATTAGTCCACCTTGTCTAAAGCGCATGATAGCTTGTGTTGTAGAGTCCACAAGGTCGTCGTGATCACCGTTTGGAAATGCTGCACATTCCTCAATCACCTCCTCTGCAAATTTCTGATCTGGCGCCCATATCATTCCAGATTCGAAAAGTGGTGCTACTGCGTTCACTCTAGCATGTTTATCATTACCTCTGCTCGGTGTAAAGTTAATAACAGGTATATCCATCTGCCGTAATTCATAGGTTAGAGGTAGACCTGAGGCCTTTGCTTCCACAATTACAGACTCTGGTTTCCAATATTCATACTGCTGTAAAGCTAAACGCCTGAGTTCTGGAAACTCATATCTGCCTTTAATAGCATCAAGAAGT